AGCCTCATTACAGTCCAAATAAATCTGAAATGGTAATTCATTTATTTGGAACGACTGAAGAAGGTAAATCTCTTCGTGTTAGTGTTATCGGATTTGAGCCATACTTCTATATTGAGCTTCCAGACAAAAAATCTGAAAATTATTTCAAAGCGATTCTTAAAAACTCTCTAAAATATCGCCAAGATGTTTTCAATAGTTTGAAAATTGAGTATATTGAAAAGCAAAAATTATATGGTTTTACAAACAATAAAGAGTTTCCATTTGTAAAACTTTCTGTACCCAGTCTTTCTCACTTCTACGTTCTTAAAAAGGTTTTCCTAAATGAAAAGAATAACTCAATCTTTAAGATTGACAATACTCTTTGTAAGGTATATGAAGCAAATCTTGACCCTATGCTTCGATTCTTTCATTTAAGAAATATTCAACCATGTGGATGGGTAAGCATCGAAGATGAGTATGAACCAACTCTGGAAGTATATTATGAAGATATTCATCCGTATAATGGCCCTGGAATCGCACCATTTACAATTGGCTTTTGGGATATTGAGTGCTTTAGCGCAAATGGTGACTTTCCGTTAGCAAAGAAAGACTATTACAAACTTGCAAAGCAACTTCATGAAAATGTTGTAAACTATGCTGAACTAAAAGATACAATTATTAAGTGTATTCAAACTCCATATGCTCCACCAAAAAACATGGATGGAATCTTTCTTAAAACACCTATTCCTCCATACCATATTCTAGAAACTATTCTTAGTGATACAAAGTTTCAGAATCAGATTCAAAACTATTTTGAGAAAGAATATAATCTAGATACACTAAATAAAGTTTTAAAAAATTATCTTTCAAAGCCTCTTCCAATTGCTGGTGACCCAGTAATCCAGATTGGTATTGTTCTTTCTGTAAACAATAGTATAAAAGAGCAGCATATCTTTGTGCTAAACGGCTCTGATGAACTAGATGGTATTATCGTACATAACTATACAACGGAGCGAAACATGATTCTTGATTTTGTGAAATTTCTAAATCAAAAGAATCCTGATATGCTTATTGGATACAACGTATTCGGGTTTGATGAAAAATATCTATTTGAGCGTATGGAAGAGCTAGATATTCAAAATCATAATAATTTTCAGAAGTTAAGTCGCATTGAAGATATTGTGAAGTATGATATTCGTAAACCAATTGTTGGGCTACAAACAAAGTTCTTATCATCGTCAGCACTTGGTGATAATAATTTATACATCTGGACTACTACTGGCCGTCTTCATATTGATTTGTACTTTTATATTAAACGAATTGAGAATCTTTCATCTTACAAGTTGGATGATGTGTGTCGTCATTATATGAGTGGTAAATTGTCTGGAATTGAGATTAAAGGTGATACATGGTTTCTTCAAACAAAGGCCACCAATGATGCGGAGGTTGGAAAATATCTTGTATTACTTGATGAACTTGGTGATACAATTGTTGAAAAGCGGAAGATTCTAGAAATTATTCCGTCAAAAGGAATTATCATTGATGCCGCAGAAAGTTCTTTTGAAGCAAATGATTTGACAACTATTGTAATGTGGGCAATTGTAAAAGATGATGTATCGCCAGCAGAGTTATTCAAACTTCATCAAAATGGAGGGAACACTGGTCGAGCCATTGTCGCAAAATATTGTATTCAAGATTGTGTATTAGTTCAACAACTCTTTACAAAACTTGATGTCTTCAATAATGCTATGGCTATGGCAAATACATGTAGTGTACCCATTAGTTATATCTTTATTCGAGGTCAAGGTATTAAATGTGAAAGTCTAATCTTTAAAGAATGCTCTGTGCGTAACCAATTAATTGAGGTTCTACCTACACCACTTCAAAAAGAAGATGACAATTATATTGAAGAGTCATATGAAGGGGCTATTGTATTAGATCCAAATCCTAGCTTTTATGCTGAATCACCAATTGGTGTTGCGGACTTTGCTTCTCTATATCCATCAACAATCATTTCTGAAAACATTAGTTATGATACTTTGCTTTGGTCAAAAGACTATGATATGTCTTATAACTTTACAGGTTATTCATTCGGCTCTAAAGAAGCAGAGAAATACCTAACATCTGATATAAAATTTACAGATATTGAATTTGACATTTGGGCGCCAGACCCTAGCGACACTCGTAAGAATCCTGAAAAGATTCGAACTGGTATTCGCATTTGTCGTTACACCCAGCAACCAAATGACCGTAAAGGCTCTCTTCCAGATATTCTTACAAAACTTCTTGCTGCGCGAAAGTCAAAGCGCAAACAAGCAGAAAAAGAGAATGACCCTTTCAAGAAAGCACTACTTGATGCCGAGCAGCTTGCTTATAAACTTACAGCCAACTCTCTTTACGGCCAGCTAGGGTCTCCAACTTTCAAGGTTCGTCTACAACATCTTGCTGCTTCTACCACAGCATATGGTCGCAAACAAATTCTATTTGCTAAAGATGTTATTGAAAAGTTTTATGGACCTGGTTCAAATGATCCAAGATGCGAAGCAGTTACTGTGTATGGAGATACAGATTCTCTATTTATCAACTTTAATGTTAAAAATCCTGATACACAAGAGAGGCTACAAGGAACTGAAGCGATTGATAAAACAATTGAGCTAACAGAAGAAGCTGGTAAGTTTGTAACTCGTTGTCTAAAAAAACCTCATGACTTTGAGTATGACAAAGTATTCTATCCGTTTATTATCTTTAGCAAGAAGCGTTATGTAGGTAATAAATACGAAGGTGATTCTCAGCATTATAAGCAAACGTCCATGGGTATCGCGACGAAACGTCGTGACTATGCTGGTATTGTAAAGAATGTCTATGGTGGTGCTATTAAGATTCTACTAAACGAAAAAGATGTACTCAAAGCATTTAACTTTGTTGAAACTACATGTAATGATCTTGTAGATGGTAAAATCAGCGAACATCAACTTACACTTACGAAATCACTAAGGTCTGAATATAAAGCAACAACACCACCTCCTCATAAAATTCTAGCAGAGCGTATAGCTATCCGTGACCCTGGTAATGCGCCTAGCTCTGGTGAGCGACTTCAGTTTATGTATATTCTTCCTGAAGTAGGACAAATTGCGTCAAAACTACAAGGCGATCGTATTGAGACACCTTCTTATATCAAAGAAAACAAACTTAAGATTGACTATAAATATTATATTGAACATCAAATTCTCAATCCTATTACACAATTATTTGGTCTCTTTGTCGAGCAGTTGCCCGGTTATGTAAAGCCCAGACATACATTGTGTGTTGAAGAACGAGAGAAATATAGTGGTGAACTACTATTTAATAATATATATGCTAAATGCGATAATCAGAACGTTAGGAGTTTTGCAAATAGGTTCGGTTTTACTGTAAAGGAAACAGAAAAGAAAATAAAGACAAAAACAGTCAAACAAATTTCAGCACCAGTACAAAATAAGAAAAAACAAGTTGTGAACTATCCAAAGTTGGATAGATTCTTGATTCAACAATATGATGATGAGATTAAAAAGCGTAAAGATAAAAAGAAAAATAATGATGAGACTACAATAGTTATTGAAGGATGAACGATTTACATTTTGCTGAATCAATTGATTCTTATATTCAAAAATGTAAAACCCATTATAATAATATGTTAGCCAGAAAATCTTTTGCTTATACTACAGATTATAATAGTTATTTTAGTAAAATACATGATTTTTTACTAAAGAATCCTATTTTTTCTTCTGTTAAAGTTATTCAATTAGATAAAACTGCTGAAAATGGTTACCCCCATACTAGACCTGATATAATCTGTATTCCTAGTAATGCTAGATTTCCTAGTCTAGAAGTAACATTATATCATGAATACGTACATATACATCAGCGTAGAAATATGAATATATGGACTAAATATTTAAAATCTGAAGGCTGGGAACCGATTAGCGAAGAACTAATACCAGAGCGATGGAAAGAAAAAGTGCGTTTTAACCCTGATACTATTTATAGTCAGTATTGGTGTTTTCAAAATCGTTATGTTCCTTTACCAATATTTACAAATATTAGTAATCCAAGAATGGAAGATATCAAAGTAATGTTTTATGATTTAAAATCTGGGATTTTAGAACATACTATGCCAGATTCAATGATTGCCAAGTATAAAAATAATAGACAAATAGAGCATCCCTTTGAACTTTACGCAGTGATGATGGAAACTAAAATTAAAAATGATGAAGATATATTATCTTTTATGCGCACAACAACCTAAACATAATTTTATAGGTAAAATCAATGAGTTGGGTTACTATATTAACACCAGTCTTCAATGGTATAGAATATCTTGAAGAATGTTATAAATCTATTATCGCTCAATCTGATAAAGAATGGTTATGGATAATTGGAATAAACGGGCATGGCGACAATACTAATTTAGCATATACTACTCTAAAAAAGAATATTACAGACCCAAGAATTATAGTGAAGAATTATTGCACCAAAGGAAAGGTTGCTACATTAAATGAAATGGTGAAAGATTCTACTACAGAATATATCGCACTATGTGATTGTGATGATGTGTGGTTTCCAGAGAAGCTAGAGGTTCAAAAGAAAATTTTAGAGTTAAATCCAATAATAGATGTGTTAGGAACTGGATTACAATATATAGGAGAACTAACTCATGTACCAGAATTACCGCATGGTATAATATCTCTAGACACTCTTTTTAGTGTAAATCCAGTTGTAAATTCAAGTGTAGTTATGAAACGAAATATAGCATTTTGGCATGATAATTTTGGGTTAGAAGATTATGATTTATGGTTTCGTCTTTTATTAGAAGATAAAAAAATATTTACAATCAAAGACCCTTTTATTTATCATAGAATTCATAAAGAATCTTATTTCAATAATTCTGGAAGACAAGATTTAACTGGACTATTAAAATATTATAATAAAAAAGTAAAAGATGTTACAGTAGTAACTGCGTATTATCCATTCAAGTCTAAATTTTCTATAAGTCATTATATGGAATGGTTACAATTTTGGAAAACTCAACCATGTAATTTAGTTTTTTTTACAACTCCAGAATTTGTATCTTTAATAGAAAGTTTACGTGTAGATTATAAGGATACAACAAAAGTAATTGGACTTCCGTTTGAAGAACTAGAAGCATTTCAAAAATATTCGAAAGACTTTTGGATTGAACAAAAAACACTAGATCATGAAGAGTATCATACATATGAATTATATGCAATCTGGTATGAGAAAAAAGAGTTTGTAAGAAAAGCGATTATATTAAATCCATTTTCAACAAGTAAATTTGTATGGTGTGATGCTGGTATATGTAGAGATAAGAATTGGATACCAGTATTAAAATCATTTCCTGCTTCCAATAAAATACCAGATAATAAATTTTTAGTATTACGTATAACAGATTTTGAAAAGCATGATGATTTTTTAAAAATAAATTGTGTAGGAGGAGGTATTTTGGCTGGGTCAAAAGAATGCTGGATTGATTTTTGTGACAACTATGATATTATGATTGAGAAATACAATAAGTCTAATAAATTTGTAGGTAAAGACCAAAGTATTATTGCTTCTATGATAAAAGAAGATCCAAATAAATTTGAGTTAGTAAAACGTATTGAAGGATTTGATGATTTTATGTGTTGGTTTTCTTTGTTATTTTATCTTCGTTTATGAGTTCTTCCTCTAATTTTATATAAATATTTATATTTAGTTCCACCAGATTGGCTATTAGATTCTGGATCAGAATTATTTTCTTCAGAACTATTTGGTTCAGAATTATTTTCTTCAGAACTATTTGGTTCAGAACTACTCTTTGTAGAACCTAACAATTCTTTTCCTGCTTTTGCCAATAATGCCATGCCTTTATCATAATCTCTTTGTGCGTTAGCAAGTTCTCTATTTGCCATTTTTCTGGCTGTTTGTCCTACATAACCTTCTTTTAATGAATTAAATACATCTTGAGAAAAGAAAAATACTCTTTGTTCTGAATCATCACTAGTAAAGGTTGTAGTTTCTGGTTGAATTAACCACGTATCAGAATCAACAGTCATATTTACAGTAATCTCATCATCTACAGATTGCATTAATGTTAATATAATTTCTGACCTTAAATTCTCCGCTAAATTAGAACCATCTACTTTAGAAGCTAAACTTTCATATGATACATCAGAAAGAGAAGTAGTAGGAATATCAGAATCATCTTCAGAATTATCTTCAGAATTATCTTCAGAATCATTCTGTCCTCCTTCAAAATCTGGTACTACTTCTTCATGATAACTTTCATATCCGCTATCATATACTGGCTCGATAATATCTTCTAAAGCTTTAGTAAATTCATCTTCATGGGCGTATATTTGAATAGGTATCGATGGATGAACTGTATTTACAAATTCCTTATAAAATTCATCAGCATATGAAGGCTCAACTATTTCTCTATATTTTTTATAAAATTCATCAGCATAAGAGGCCTCAATTATTTCACCACCTTTTTGTGCTTTATAAGCTGCAGCTTTTGAAATACGTTCTAACTTTTCTTTTAATGTTTCAGGTTTCGCATATGTATTTAAATATGATTTCATTTGGTTCATATTATTTGAACTTGTTTGATATGATATATTTGCAGTAGGCTTTTGTATTACTGAATCTTCAATTTCCACATCTTCATAATTTGAAATTTGTGGTGCTTTTAGAGCTTTAACTTGCTCATCTGGTTCAAGTTCTTGAAAATTCTCATCGTTTACAAATTCTGTATCAAGACTACAAGTAAATGAAACATATACTGGTTCATTCCATGTATTTTTTGAGAATGTAATTGTATCTTGATCTAGATTTAAATACTCATTTGAAGAAGCAATAGTAAAAGTTATATCATCCTCAGGTTCATCTTCTAACGTAAAAGCAATTCCACCTAGTATAGGGCCTTCAGCATATTCTTCACCAGGAGGAGGTGCTTCATCAGGACCACGAGGACCACCTGGACCACCTGGTACAAAATCTGGTGTTGTATCTGGAAATGGATAAACAACTTTACTAGGATCTACTGGAGGTGTAGTCCCATCTTCTCCATTATCATCATGAGGTGGCCATCGTGGTCCAAGTCCTCTTAATAAAAATGGTAAAAATAAACCTAATAAATTCATTAATAAATCACCAATCTTGTTTAATAGTTTTTTAAATTTTTCTTTCAAAGATTCTTTCTTTTCTTTCATATGCTCATGTGATTCTTTTGCTTTCTCAGCATCACGTTTGGCTTTTTCAGCAGCCTCTCTATCCTTTTCATCACGTGGCTTTCTATCTTCAGGGTCTCGTGTTCTTTCTGCTCTTTCTTTTGCTTCTTTTGCTTTTTGCTCTTTATTTTTTGCATCTCTTTCAGCTTTTTCATGCTCTTTTTTAGCGGCATCTCTTTCTTTTTTTGCTCTCTCGGCATCTTCTTTTGCTTTTTCAGATTCTCTTTTTAGTCTTTCTCTTTCTTCTGGTGAAAGATTGTCTCTCTCTGCTGCATCTGCTCTTTCTTTAGCTTCTTTTGCTTTTCTTTCCTTTTCTTTCAGATTTTCTTCTTTCTCGTTTAATTTGTCCTTAGCTTCTTTTGCTTTTTCTTTAGCTTTATCAGCATCATTCCTTGCTCTATCTGATTCGTCTTTCAGTTTATCTTTTTCATGAGGCTCACGAATATTATCAGCTCTTTCATTAGCTTCTCTTGCATTTCGCTCCTTATTTTTAAATTCAGCTTCTTTTTCTTTTAAATGTTCTTTTGCCTTGTCTGCTTTTTCTCTAGCTCTTTTAGCATCAGCTTCTGCCTTTTCTGCTTCTGCTTTTAATTTATCTTTCTCATGTGGTTCTAACCTCGGATCATTTGCTCTTTCTCTAGCCTCTGCTGCTATTCGCTCTTTTTCTTTTGCTACTCTTTCTTTTTCTTTCACTTGTTCACGAACTCTATCTCTAGCGTTTCTAGCTTTTTCAGCATCTGCTTTTGCAGCATCTGCGTTCTCCTTTAATGCATTTTTTTCATGAGGCTCAAGAATTCTATCGGATCTTTCTCTAGCTTCTTTAGCAACTCTCTCCTTTTCTTTTACAGCTTTTTCATGCTCCTTTGTGCGATTCTTAGAATTATTATATTCTTCTCTAGCCCTTTTTGCCTCTGCGTGTGCGTTATCCGCTTCGTTTTTCAAGTCATTCTTTTGTTCAGGAGTTTTAAGATCATCTGCTCTTTCTCTAGCCTTTCTTGCATTTACTTCTTTTTGATATGCTTTTTCTCTTAATTTTTGTGATTTTCCCTGTGCGTCTTTTACTGACTTTTCTGCCTTTAATGCATCTTTTTCTGCAGCTTCTGCTTCCTTGCCTGCTTGTTTGGCATCTTTTGCATTTAAATTAGGGTCGTTTGCTCTTTCTTTAGCAGCATTCGCCTTTTCTCGTTTTAATCTAGCCTTTTCTTTAGCAGCTGTAATTTTATCCTTTGATAAGTTTGCTTTTTCTCTAGCAGCATGCGCATCTTTTACTGCTGCTTTTTCTTTTAATTCTGCTGCTCTCTGAGGATTATGTAAATTATCTAATGCATCTTTTATCTTCTTTTTTGCTGCAGCAAGAGCTTCTGCCAAAGAAGATCTTTTTGCAGCAGTAGCGGGATTTTCTAAACTAGCTCTAGCAGCAGATGCATTTCTTTCGGCTTTTGCTACTGCCGCTGCTTCTTCATCTGTTTGTTTTGTTGCTGCTTTAGCACCTTTTTCTTCAGAAGTTAGTTTTTTACCAAGTGAAGAAGCCTTTATTTCTGTAGCTTCTTTTGCTGCTCTTCCTACATCACCTTGAAATAAATCCGCGACCTTTGACTTTTTAGCAGCCATAGTAGCAGCTTTTGTTTCACCAACTATTGCTTCTGTTAATGCTTTATCAGCTTTTTGTACGGTTTCTAAAGCTGCCTTGGTGGATTTAGATTGTTTTATAGCAGCTTTTGCTTCATCGGCAAGTTCACTAGCATTTTTTGCAGGGCCTTTTGGTCCAGAAGCATTTTTTCCAAATAATTTTGATAAAAAAGAATCTGGTTTTGTAGGTGTAGCTTTTGTTGCAGCCTTTAAAGCACCTTTCTCTGCGTCTGCTGTTTTTCCAAGTTTTTTAAATAAAGAACCAAGTGAAGAAGCACCACCTTTTTTTCTAGTATATTCTTCTGGAATTCTTCTATTTTTTTTTATTGTATGCCCCATCCTAATACAATTACCTAATTAATAGTGATACTCTTGACGACTGTAAAGAATAAAGTTGTTGTTGATAATTATCGTAGATGGTCCTTGGTAAACTAGCCGCTTTAGCGACTGGTCCTTGTTATCGTAGATAGAATAGGAATCCAGTCGCTTTAGCGACTGGTCCTTGTTATCGTAGATAGAATAGGAATCCAGTCGCTTTAGCGACTCGTCCAAGTTTGCTCACAACTGCTACAAATATATACAAACTTCAAATTCTCAGCATCATATTTGATTACATATACCTTGCGCTCATCCGTACCTTTATTAGATCCACACTGATTATTTGGGCATTTCAAGTCTTTTAGATATGGTAGCGTGGGATCTTGCCGGGTAAATTCGTTGAGAAGAATCTTGTAAGATTCAGAAGAACGATTCTTAATATAACTTTCCATAATCAATCCACCTTTATCGTCTTCTTCATGGCCGCATGTTTTACAAACTCTACGAAGTTTATTATCTTCAACTACAGCATTAAGATAATAGCGACATGTTGGGCATGTTTTAAAATAGTCCATTTTCCTAGTAATACTTGTCTATATTGTTTTAAACTTTTAATTTTTTATGTTTTCTGTTTTATATACTCAGCCATTTTTTTCCAACTCGTAGCTCCACTCATAGAATAAGGGAGAATGGTATACAATACTTCATGTGTTTTTGCTTTTTCTAGTATTTTTTGTTTGATTAATTCATAATTATGTAGCAGTGTAGTTTTAAAACTATCATCTTGTTCAATATATTTCTTATAGTAATTACT